TATTTTTCAGATGACAGGGGGGCGAACCTTTTGTTACTTGACAAGCAAAACACAAAAAACTGACAAGCAAAACGCAAAATTTTTTCTGGAATACCTTTAGAATACCCTTAGAACAGTTCTTGAACAGACTCTCTAAGGGCATTTTTGTTATTTCTTTTTTCTGTTACCGTGGTCATCAATAATCAGATTCTCACCGGTCGTAGGGAATTTATCAGGAATATACTCCATCAATTCGTCAAGACGACAGCCAAGAAATTCACAGATGCGATTAAGATGCCACACTGTGAGCCTGTCAACTCGTTCATTGTAGATTGCACTGATGGTATTTGGGCGTATGCCTGTATGCCGTGCAAGCTCCGCCTGTGAAATTCTGCGTTCCCCAAGCAGACGTGAAAGATGTATTTTTATCATAAATACAACTCCTTTCAGTTATTTTGTATATGAATACTGAAATTATAGTACCATAAATCTATGCGTGTTGTATCTATTTTGATATAAAATACTTTATTACGATATGAATTTTGCAATAAACAGAAAAGGGCAGGTATTACCTGCCCTTTTCTGTGTCAAACGCTTTATATATATTTCTCTCAGATTATCGAAAACCTTTTACCGGAGGTTTCTTTAAGGTATTCGTTGTAGAGATTGGAATAATCCTTCTTGAATGTTTTGCTGTCAAAACGCTGTGAAATGTATGGTGTATAGCGTACTGTAAAAATGCCTATCTGCATTTCTGTAATGTTTTCTTTTTCAAGTTTAAGCTTGATTTCTGACTTAATTTTGCTTATTTCGTCCTGAAGCTCTGCAACCTGCTGTTCAAGCTTTCTGAGTTCTTCGATTTTTCTTAACATTCTTTCTTCTGATTTGGTCATTTTAATATCCTCCGTTTGTTTTATTGTAGTCACAGTATAACTCTGTGTCCGGAAGATAGCAAGCGTATATATGCACAAAGTTTCTGAAAGAGTGTTGTTACTTAGCGACAAAGCAAGAATGCTATACTGTATACTCTTTTTACAACAATATAACTCCACGAGTTATGACTGCTCTAAAAAAAATACACTCAGAAATTTTTAATTATAAGCTCTTTGAAAAAACCCTTAGATAAATTGTTTGAACGCTCTGTAGCTATGATAGTATAATCCTTATACAGTTCTCGGATAAAAGTATCGTCATTGTAGGAAAGAACGAACCTGCCATTAAGGTTTTCAAGAGATTTTTTAAGCCTGAAATGGTCGTCCTCGGAAAATTTCACGTCATAGTGCTTTTCTGTTGTGTGATACGGTGGGTCGCAGTAAAACAAAGCGTCTGGTCTGTCGTAAACTCCAATGAGATTCTCGAAGTCCTTATTTTCGATGACAACATTTTTCAAACGCTCCGAAATTTCGGAAAAGCGGTCGGTAGAAATATTTCGCTTGTGACAACAGAATGTTCGCCCGTCCGCCCCATAGCTTGTCTTAATTTTTATGTAGAACATACCGGCTCGCTGAATATCCGTGAATCCTACCCCTGCCTCAAGCCTGCATTTAACTTCCTGGAATACTTCACGACTATTGATATAGCCATCAATTTCACGTTCAAGTTCGGCTCTGTGGTACTTCATACAGCGGAAAAGATTGACAAGGTCAGAATTTGCATCATTGTAAACCTCAAGGTCGGCGTGCCTGTTTTTCGAGAAAAGAATTGAACCGCCTCCGCCAAATACTTCAATATATCGTCCAAAATTCTGAGGGAATTCTGCGACAATCTTCTTCGAAAGGAGGGACTTGCCTCCAACCCAAGCTATAAAGCTTTTCATAAATATATCAAATCCTTTCGTATAAAAATTTAAAAGCCGGTATTTCTTATACCGGCTTTTTATATTATAAAATTTTTTGCAAAAACTATTGACAAGCACTAAAAATAGTGCTATAATATAAACATGGAAAGGGGGTGCAAGGAATGAAGCTGAAAGATAAAATAAAAGAGCTCTCCGAGGTTGTTCAGGAACTCGGAAAGCTCAGTGAAGAGATAGCAACATTAATAGCCAAAATAACATTAGTAGTCATGGCAATTATGTCGCTGATTCAAATTATTAAAGGGGCTTAAACAAGCCACCAAGGGTGGGTAAATCCCACCCAGCCCGTAAGGGCTCACTTATATTATATCACAGAGAAGCAAGGAGGTCAATGCAATGTCCAAACTTTTTTCAATACTCAAATTTGTGTTTAATGTACTTGTAATTGTAGGATTCATATTTCTCGTTCTCAGATTGGTAGGTATAAATATATGAATTTAAAACAAATCAGACTGAGCAGAGGCATTACTGTACCTGAATTGGTGAACATCAGTGGTTTGTCAAGAAGAACCATTCAAGAGGTTGAAAAACGTGATACCTGTTCAGTAAAAACCGCCATAAAGCTTGCAGATGCTTTAGGAGTAACCCTTGACGAACTTTGTCGTGACACTTACAGAAATGACAGTATAACAAAATAAATATCTTGCTTCATTCTTTGTTTAAAGTCCCTTTATAAGTTTCTCCATTAACCGTCACTGTAACAGTGGCGGTTTTTGGTTTTTCAGTAGTCTTCTTAAATCCGTTAAGCCCAAGTTCTTTAATAGTTTTTTCGTAGTCCCTGTAAGAATAGTCGCCGTCAATATCGCCATTGTAGCCGTCAACTCGTGTAAGTCCATATTGCCAAAGCCCGCCAAATTCGTTTTTCCACTTCGGAACAGTGACCCAATGAGCAAGCCATTTGTCAAATCCTTTAAGGCGTTCGAGGTCAAGGCGGTTAAGAAACCAGTCGGGATTAGCGTAAATTCCTACATAGTAACCAGCCGACTGAACCTTTCCGCACCATGTAAGCACAATGTCCGTAAGCACCTGTTTGCCGAGGTTCTGTAATGAAGGGTCTTCGATGTCAAAGTAAATCGGATATTCAAACTGCTTTCCCTTAATCCAGTTAAGAAAAACTGCCGCTTCCTGTTCAGCCTCCTGAATATTTTTAGCATAAGTATAGTGATAGCAACCGACTTTCAAACCTGCTTTTTTTGCATTACTGTAATGGCTCTCGAAAAGTCGGTCTTTCTGACTTGCGACTTTGCCAAAGCCTGCTCTTATAATCACAAATTCTACTCCGCTCTGCTTAACTTTCGCAAAATCGATATTTTGCTGGTAAACCGAAATGTCAATGCCTTTAATCATTTGTTATCCTCCCTAAGCTGAATTAAGATATCCTTTAACTTCTTCGGCAACGGCACGCCCATGTTTCCCGCATTCTCCAGAATGGAAATGCTTTCGTTGGCGAGGTAAAAGCAAATTACCGCACTTCTGAAAGCCGAACCGTTTTTGATGATTTGCGTATCAATGATGTTCGCTATAACAACGATTGAAAGCATAAATCCCTTTTTTGCAATTCCCCTAAATCCTATCGAGCTTGAAAGATTCCGCTTAATCTTTGCACACACAAGTCCCGTTGCATAGTCGATTACTATAACCGTCAGCAATGCTATAAGTAATCCGTCAAGTTCCCCGAACAGAAATCCTATAATTCCGCCCACCGTCCCACATATAAGCTTTATGATTTTCTCCATTTTGTCACACCTTTACAAAAACAATCTCACATCAATATTCATTTCGTATAAATCTAACCTTGAAATATAGTCAGTGTTGTAGCCTTTCTTATAGCTTCCTGCTAAAACTATATAATAATCGCCTTCTGAAACACCATCTAAATAGTATGCTGATTTATAGTATACATCATCATAGCCACAACTCCATGCGGGTGTTGTGTTCATAATAGTTTCATAGTTGGCAGTTGATGTAGGAACAACATCACTTTGTATAAGCTGTATTTCTATACCACAGTTAGTGCCAGCTTTAAACGCCATAGACAAAATACATTTATCAGTAATATGAACTTTCTCCTTGAATAATAATTTACTTCGCCCATAGTTGTAACTTAAAGAGACATCTATTTTTGCAGTTTGCTGTACTATCACATTTTTGCCCGATATATGAAAACCATGCGAAGAAATATCATCTTTATCTATTTGGCGTGGTGTTGTGGCACTACCACCACCGGGAGTTTTGTTGCTTTCTTGCCACACTATGATGTTTCCTCCGTACTTTGTAAGGGCATCGTCTTCTGCATAATAAAATCTTTTTTTCAAGGTTGCTACTGATGCATTTTTAGCCATGCATTCTGCAATATCTGCTTTGATTTCTGTATCATCATAGTTTGATACAGTCACCAGTCGTTCTTTTTCTGCATCTGAGATAAGCCCCATACCGTCAGCCTTATCTACTTTCCCAGCCTGCAAGGCTGAAATATCCGCTTTTACACTGGTATCATCATAATTTGTGACAGTAGAAAGTCTTGTTTTCTCCACATCAGATATAAGCCCCATACCGTCAGCCTTATCCACTTTTCCGGTCTGCAAGGCTGAAATTTCCGCTTTTACACTGGTATCATCATATGGTGGTTTGTCTGCAAGACTAAAGTAACCCATAGTATCACCTCCTTAAAATTTCGTCAAGGAAACTTCCACTTCTCCTGTTTGCTCTGCCTTCACACATACAGTCAATGGTTTGCTTTGCGATTCAAATTCACTTACACTAAAATCTTCGCCGTGCATAGACTTAATCTTCGAAGCATCGGCTTCAACCAACCCCACTTCGTGTGTAACTAAAATGTCACCATCGGTGAAATTTTTTACTCGATATTCTATAGCAGGTTTATTGAAGGCAAATTCCACCACTTCACCTGCCATACATATTTTTCTCATTCTGACCTCCTTATCCTTCAAGGGCTTTCACCCTGTCAGCAAGCCGATTTATATCGGTTTTTGTACGCTGATTTATGCGTTTGGCAGACGACTGACAGCTGATTTGTGATATAACTCTTGTATCTTCCCCTGCACATTGCAAATCCTGACCCCCACGATAATTCCATGATATATTGGTGACTACAGAAAAGTATGCATTTCCCGATTCATCGTAAATTTTGACTGGTTCGGCAAGTGAAAAGTAGTGCTGTACATGACATCTGAGTGAAAAAGGACGATAAATCATAGATGAAATTTGATTATGGATATTATGTATTACGGTTTCATACATCATTTCATGTATATCCTGACCATAGTCAATAATAAGAAATTTCAGACTGGCATTTTGGAACGGGTTGTTGTCAATTAGGATTTCTGTTTTTACATTTCCGCATGGATAACCGCTCCCATGCCAGTAAGAACAGCTTGTTCCGTTAAAAAAGCGAGCCGTTATTTTATGCATATCGACCGTGAAATCTGCTATTTCAGTGGTTTCAAGTTCACAGGTTTTGTATGGAATTTCAAAAAAATTTGTCGGTGTTCCATTCGGGAATTTCTTTAGGCATATTCTGCCGTTGCTGTCTGCATAGGCAAAACCCGCCATATGTTCCGCAAGATATGATACATAGTCCCTCATGTTTTCAGGTTCTTCGCCGCCCATAAGCGATACATTTCTTGCACCGGTAGTCGTCCCCATTACTCCATCGCAGTTAGCCATTGAACCTATTATTTCATCTCTGGTTTCAGCCGGCAGTCCGCAAATTTCATTTACTATTATAATAAACGCATCGGCAGGGTTATAAATTTGCCCCGCAAATCGTTTTGTCGCAGCATTGCAGATTTTGTTGTTTGCATCGGTAGTATAGGTTGATTTATCCAGCCAAATCATATTGTCAACCGCCGAAATGGTATAAATATCACGAAAACGCTTAGCTGATATAACTGTGAATACACCCCTTGGACACCAGTCCGCATTTTCTGAAAACTTCGAGAACACCTTGATTTTTGAGCCTATGACTGCATATCTGTTTGTGTTTTGCAACCTTATGGTTGCTGACAGCTGTGCCGAGGCTACGCACCCAAGAGAAAACGTACTGTTATCAATGCACTGTGAAGAAATTGAAAGGGTATCATCTATTATATCAGTATCTGTAATTATATAAAAATTGCCATTGGGCAAGGTGATTTCGAGTTTTGCATATTCTTCAAGATACATTTCAGACCTCCTCAAGCGTACAAGACAGCTGATAGATGTTCGCTTTTTTTGAAACCCGCTGTATTTTGATTTCCGAAGTTCTGATAAATACTCCTGCCGTATTCATGCTATGTGTGGGCATATATGATACCATATATGTAAACTCATTTGAAAGCTTAGAACGTAGTAAGCTCACTTCAGATGCAGTCAGCTCTGCCGTAAAACTTATAGATGTTTTGCTTTTTCGTATGCCGTATACAATTGATTTTCCTTCTTCTGATGTGTAGTTTTTAGTTTTATTCCCTATAGTAACTTCATACGCTGTTAGCTTATCAAACTCAAACACTGTTTCATCTGAAAAAGTTATCTTTAAGTTTGTCATATGCTCCTGCCTCCCGTAATTGAATTTGCCCGCATCGCTGAATTCACAACTATCGTGTCAAGTATATCAGAATTTTTAAAAAGCGATACAGGAATAATAATATCTCCAGTTCTTTGTTCCTGTATATTATTTTGTGAACTTTGAACAGTTTCATTGTTGTATTCTTGTATAGTCTGATAAACAGGAGAGTATGCAGGGACAGCTCCTGCCCCCTGACTCAGTGTTACAGCCTGTAACTCCGAAAATATAGTATCAAAATCTATTTCAGACATTATACTGTCATTCTGTGGAATTGGCAGAAATTCAGATGAAACCTTCTGGTTTATCTGTTCTTCAAGTTGCATCTCAGGCTGCATTCTATCAACAGCTGTTTTCAAATCAGCATCAATATCTTTGAAGCTTGACGGAATTTCCGCTTTCACCCCTACAGCAATACCCTGTGGCAAAAACTTGCCTATTTTATCACGAAACAGCGTTGATGGCGAGTGTATGCCAAAAAAGTTTTTGAACCCTTCAACGATATCAGTAGCCACAGCCGAAATTGTGTCACTTATCGCTGACACTCCTTCAATGAGCCCGTCCGCTATACCCTTTAAAATATTAATGCCAAGCCCTATCCAGTCAACTTCAAGTAGAGCATCAATAATAGCTTTAGCTATCTGAGGCACAACCTCGACCAGTTTCGGCAGATTTTCTGCCAGTCCGGCAGCAAGCTGCACAATAATTTTTACGGCACACTCCAGGATTTTTGGCAAATTTTCTGCCAACCCATTAACAATACTGCTTATTATTTTTACTGCACACTCAATGAGCAGTGGCAGGCTTTCACTGATGCCTTGTATTATAGCCAATATCATCTGTATAGCAGCTTCCATAAGTGGCTCGAGATTCTGAAGCAACGCATTTACAATTTCCATAATGAGAGTTACTGCAACCTCCAATAGCGGCGAGAGGTTTTGTAGAATGCCTTCAACAACAGCTATAACTATTTTTACTGCACACTCAATGAGTAAGGGGAGATTATCAAGAATCAAGCTGACCAACGTCGTTATAACTGTAATAGCCACTGATAAAAGCATTGTTACATTCTCAACAATTCCTGTAACGAGTGTCATAAGTATCTTTACTGCACAATCAACGACAGCCGGAAGGTATGTCAAAATGCCATTTATCAATGTGAACATTATTGAAGGGACTATTTCCATAAGCAATGGCAGAACTGAAAGAATTCCGTTTATAAGCGAAGGTATTATTTCTATAGCTATAGGAACTATCTGCGGCAAGAGCTGCTGAATTGTTGTAATGATAGTATTTGCAATTTGAGAAACCACCGAAACAAGTTGCGGTATATGCTGCTTAATGCCGGATATGAGTGTACTCGCTATTTGCGAGGCGGATGTGAAGATTTCACCCGAAAGTGACGACAGTGACCTTAGCAGCTCCGAAATCAGCATGCCTGCGGTTTCTTTGAGCTTCGAGCTTCCGCTTGCGAGTCCAGCTGCAAGCTTGGAAATCATAGCCGTAGCTGTATCAATAAGCTTTTTCCGGCTTTCAAGAAAGCCGGAAATGAGCTTTTCTGCTATCTCTGTAGCTTTCTTCTTTATTGTAGGCAGATTGTTTTTTATTCCGTCTGATATAGCCCTTATAATCATTCCTGCCTTATTTTTGTAGTTGTTTATGACTGGTTCAAATGCCGAAATGGCTTCTTTCCCGGCAGATATAAGCCCGTCAAAAATTTTTGAATAATCACCACCGGAATTGTTTATTGTGGTTACGAGTCCGCCTATAGCTCCCGCAATTCTTCCTGATACTTCGCTTTGAATGTTCATGGCAGCGGTAGAAAAAATTCTTTTCAGCCCTTCAACTGCGTGGCTTATGTCGTTATATTTTACTTCGTTTATCTGCCCTAAAGCGTCGTAGGTTACTGAACTGGTGTCTTGTATTCCGGACAAAATCGGCAAAAGGTCGCTTTCCAGGTCTTCGTACATAGTTCCGAAAAGATTGACGGCAGCTGTATTTTTTTCAACAGGGTCTGACATCTGATTCAGGGCGTTCACAACTTCAAAAAATGCCCGCTTTGCAGTATCTCCGCCCTGTGCAAATCTTGAAGTCATTTCCTCTGCGTTCATCCCTATCAGCTCGAATCCTTGTGCAGAACTGTCAGAGCCGTCTTTTGCACGGATATTGAACTCTTTTACAGCGTCTCCGACCTTATCAATGGAAAATACGCCCGTTTCCGCACCGTTTACAAGCGATTGAACAAATTCATCGGCTGACAGCCCTAACGCCGAATACTGTGCAGAATATTCATTAAGCGTGTCCAGAAGGTCATCATTCTGATTAGCCCCGTTTTGAGCTCCGACAGCAATAATGTTGTACGCTTCACTGGCACTGATTCCAAAGTTTTTCATTAAAGAAGCTGCCGCCTTTGTGCTTTCGCCCACTTCCATTCCGAATGTAGAAGAAAGGGTAAAAGCATTTTCTGTAGCCTCCTGCAACTCATCACCTATAAGCCCTGTACGATTGGATACGTCAGATATTGCAACTGCTACATCGTCAAAGCTTTCTCCGAAATTGTTTTTATAAACTTTTTGGGCAGTTTCTTCAAGCCCTTTTAGTTCTTCGGCGGTTTTGCCTGTGCTTGCCGAAAGCTGATTGACGGACTTGTTGTATTCATCTCCGGCTGTTATGATTCCCTTGGCACTTTCAAGTGCTTTGCCTCCAAGCTCTGCGAACATTGCCGTTGCTGCCCCTATCGCAGCAGAAACAGCGGTTTGAAATATCTGCATATGCGTTTCGCCGGATTCAGAAACTGCCTGCATACCTCGTTCCGCCTGGCTTTCAAGGTCTTGTATTCCATTTTCAAAGCCGCTACTATTTAGTCTGGTATCGAAATTAAGTCTGTCGTCAGCCAATTATTTCACCCCCCTGAGCTATCCGAAAATTTCTCCTGCATATTCCGCTGTAATTTTTCTTGACGGGAAACGGACTTCATTCTTGATTTTCCTGATACGTCTGCGTTCACCCTTATCTTTGATTTCAGACAAGTTGACCGCCCTGTAAGCCATGCGTTTTTTCAGTGGCACATCTTCGGGCAGGGCATTCAGCAAAGCATTGAACTTATACCAGTGCATGCGTGTTGCTGTAAGGTCAACCCCGTAGACTTGCCAAAAAGCCCCTAAAATATATTCACTGTCATATAAATATGAAAGAATCTGCTTTTGCGAACACCCATTCACTCTTGGCTTATATTTAAGATTTGTACAGCTTGCAAATTCTATCAGTCCACTGTAAGCCTTTGAAATATCCGGCGGAATCTCATTTCTAAACCATCTTAAAGCCATGATTAATTTTTCTTTTTGGCTTAGTTCATCGTCTGAAATCATGTCAAAAAAAGCTACCCAGTCACGAAAATCAGTGACTATAGGGTAGGCTTTGTCATTTATTATTATATCTTCAGGCAGTTTCTCATAAAGTATATTCAACATCTGCGTTCAGGGATATATTTAGCCATAATTTTTTCCGTTCTGGCTTGTGTGACTTTGGCTTGCTTGGTGACGAATTCAAGAAGGCTTTCGTATACCTCGTTATATTTTCGTATATTGTCCGGGGTTTCCGCAAAAATCCTTTCAGCTGTGCCTGTTCCGAAAAGATTGTTATAGAAGTTTCTGAAAGCTTTACAATACGCTCGTATATATTCTCCCATACTAAATTTGTCTGTCACTTGCGTGATTTTTTCTGATTTCAGACAGCTAAGAGCCTGTGCATACCTGTCAGCCGTTGAAGCATCTTCAAGGTCAAGTTCAAGCTTCAATCCGTTAATTTCCCATGTATATTCCAATTAAATCACTCCCTTGTAATTGTTATTGTGTATTCTTTGCTGTATCCGCCACCGGCTACTACAACCTTAACTGTGTTTTCTCCCTTGTTGAGATAAACAGCTCCCTGCGAAAGACTGCCGTTACAGAGAATTACCACATTGTATGCTTCACTGTTTGCAGTAGCTGTAACTCTCGCACTCACCTCAGTTGTCGTCGCTGTGTAGGAATATGTCGTTGAACTGAATGAAGGTGAAAGCGTTACGCCTTCAACAGAAAGCTCCGTAAGCAGTGGTTCTGCGAGCCCTTCAAGTCTGAGCCCCTGCCACTCATTATAGCTGTAGGCTGTAACTTTTTCCATTTCTCCACGGGTTTTAAACGTTCCTGAGTAGGTCAGGCAGTCTGTAGTATCGCCTTCCGAATCAGGAATAACCGAGTATCGTCTCAGATACGCATCAGCTTTTTCTACAGCCCCGCTTTTTGTGACAGTTGACATATCAACAACCACGATTTCACGCACGGCATCTTCTCCTATAAGTTCTTCATCGGTGATTTTTACGATATCGTCAAGAACATCATTGCCCTTATACTTATCGAATGCATATGAAATCGACGTTGCATAGCCAACAACATCAGTTCTTTCAAAATCCTCATCGATGTACTGTCTGGAGTACTCTTTGGGGTTTTTGGAAGTAGTAAGCTCCGTGAATCCTTCCATTCGCTTATACGGAAACTCTCCTGTGTTGCCCGCCGAGACCGGCTTAAAAAAAGCAACTTTTCCAGTACGCTGAACAAGGTCAGCATTTTTTAAATTTTTACCCATTATTATACCTCCTGTCCTGATAGTAAGTTAACTTTAATTGTATCTGATATCTGGCTGAGTTATCACCAGTATCATAAATGTATCCGTTTGTAATCGTTTCAAGTTTCTGCGACTTTCTGAACTCCTCTAAAACAGGGAAGCTTCTTAAATTATTTTGAGATTCAATCCAGTCTGCAAATTTTTCGTAGAAGTCCGAGTTTGCAAGATTCTGAAGAATATCGCTCCCATAAAGCTCACGACTTGCGAAAACAAATTCTATCTGTCGTAGACTTGAACCGTCTACATATTTTTTTAGTATTGGTTCACATGGTGTTGTATCAATTGTGTACTCGATAGCTTCAGAACCAAGTCGGTCAACGTTAAGACAGCCGTCTTTCAACAGCGGACAGTCATTTATGAAGTCCCTTATACTTTGAATAACTGACACAAAATCACCCTTTCAGCAGCCTTTGCAAGCCTTGGAGAATTTCGCTTCCTCTATCCGCTTTCATTCTTGCAAACCACTTGCGTCCACGCATACCTCTTGAACGCCCTTCATAGTACTGTCTCCTTGCATATATACAATTATAGGTGACTTTTCCTGACCCGAGTACAGTTCCCCTTGTGCCTGAGCCGATAAGAACTCCTGTGTCTTTAGGCGTATAAGGGTCACAAAGCCTGAGAACTTGTCTGTCAATGTATTTCTGTGCTTTCATTTTGGTTTCAGGTGGTATCGCTCTTACAGACACCCTAAATCTTCTTGATGGATATATCAAACTGCTTTCACCTCCAGATGTTGAACTGGCAAAGAGCCATACATGAAATTAGAAACGCTAAGGATTGTATGAACTGTTTCAGATTGCTGAAAATCAGATGACGGAAAGTCATTCTGGGCGATGCCTTTTGCGATGATATCGTCTTTACAGGGTAAAAAATCAGATATTGAAGTTGCAGGAATTATAATCAAAGCACTATTTGACGGCTTCATTTCTGATTTTCCTTGCGATTGCCCAAAGCTGTTTTCCCAGTATACGTCCCTGAATATATGTTTCTGCCACTCCGGCAGGCGTTTTTTCTTGTCTATGGTTTTGTGAAAAACGGTACAGTCAGCATTTGTAAACATCAGCAATATACCCCCTGAACATCAGTCCTGTATCTCCTAAGTACTTGATACAGATTTTTCTGAGATAGTCCGGAAAACTCCCACCTGTAAGCTTTTCAAGACTGTCAACAGGATTTACCCATGACACAGAATACTGCCCTATACTTTCGGATGTTTTTGTTTCGTTTCCAAGCTGAGTCTTTTCATAGATATAGTATGCGTCCGCAATTGCACAGACGCATTTCTTTATCAGGTTTTCGGTTGATATGTCTTTTACTTTATCTATGCGAAAAAACGTAACCATATCTATATACTCTGAAGCACGCTCGGAAACGCTTTCAAAGACGGTTTTGTCCGTGATGAGTAAGCCCTTGAAGATATCTTTATAGAAAAGAAAATCTGCGTAAGCCATTATACTTCAACCCTTTTTACATATACAGTTTCAGGCTTCGAGATGCCAATACCATATATCTTGCGTCCCTGAACAGCGGAAGCACCGATAAAAGTATTTGCGAGGTCTTTAACGCCTACAGGTACTGACCATTCCTGAACCCTGTGACACCAGTTAGGGTGACCACAAATAAACTCGGTTGAGGTCTTTTTACCACTGACAATTTCAGTATCTTCAAACATGGTGTTATTGCTTTCAAAGACGTTGTAGCCCGCAATCCTTCCGACAACGCCGCTCTGCACAAGCTCTTGTGAAAGGTCACCCTGTCTGATGTAGTGTGAATCTGACATAAGAACTTCCATAAACTCAGGACTTGCGATTAACCATCTCTTACCATCGTTAGGCACACCCATTCTTGATTGTATACGTTTTGCAGCAAGCACTGCCTTATACGCAGTGTTCTCTGTGACTGCTGTTTTTGATGTTGCAACGGTAATGCCTGTTGTTTCTTCAAGCTTTCTTATAGACTTAGTGTCCATCGAGAGAGCAAGAGAATAACCAGCACTGTCAAGTCGTTCAGCAACTATACCATCAGGCACTGAAGCCGCATCAAAACCGTCTATCATTTCATTTACCGCCTCATCAATATTGATATTAAGGTCAAAGTAGTTTGTTGAGCCCTGCGAAAGAGCAGCTCCGGAAGACTTACTGTAGGTTTTTACTTCAACTTCTGTATCACGAACTGGAATTTTAACCTTGCCGGCTTTGGGGTTGCCTTCATATCTATTGTTGAATATTATATTATCTTTTGTGACAATAGTTTTACGAAGTTTTTCATCAACGAGTGCTGAATATCTTTCCTGTGAAATGTGTGGCATATTTTTTCTCCTTTACTTCTTCAAATCTGGATTGATTGCATAAAACGCCTGCTCAACGCCTGACACTGTTTCTGTGTTGTTTCCTGTGGGAGCAACAAATTTCTCCGATGTAGGAGTAGCTTTGAAAGCATCTGCATGAGTTTCCCTGAATTTGCCGATGAGTTCATCACCGCCGACAAGCTTGTCGCCGTCAAACGGAAAACCTGCCTTGATAAGCTCATCGGAAATGTACTTTTCATAGATGTCATCTTTCAAGCCGAGTGAGTGAACATAACTTGCAATTTTGGTTTTATGCTCAAAGTCTTTGCGTTCCTTTTCCGACTGCTCCCACTTTTTCTTGAAGTCTTCACTTTCTTTCGCCGACTGTTTCAGGCTTTCAAGCTGTGTTTTAAGGGCGTTATACTCCTGTTCCGAGTATGTTTTAGGGGTATTCTCATGCTGTTTTGATGGTTTAGTTTTAGTCTGTTCCTGAGTGTCTTTTACTTCTTCCGCCATAACTTTTCCTCCTTTTTTATCTCACAATTTTCCAATCTTCTGCAAGCATATCGGTTTGACTTGCGAGCCAGCCAATAACCAACGTCTTTTGAGCTGTATACATCGCAATGCTATCAAGCACTTCAGGCGTATGTTCTGGTACACCGTCACCATAGCATTCCGTGATTGCGTTATGCACACATTTTCCTTTTATCAGGATAAGGTGCATTCCTTTACCGTTCCAGCCCTTTCTTGTTACTCTTTCACCACTTTTAAGAGCCTCTATTGCTTTTCCGAAATTCATCTTGTTTCATTTCCCTTCCTTGAAATTTTAGAAAATGGATATAAAAATAGCACCCTTTTTCAGGGTGCATATTATTACTTAAAATCTTACTCTAAATATCTGAAACTTACCACATCTTTTTCTCTGAAAAAGATTGTATCGCCGTCTGAAAGGTCAAATTTCAGGAATTCTTCATCAATGTCTTCGTCTTCTTCTGAGCCAAGCCAGGTGATGCAATCGCCTCGACCTATCACTGTTCTTCCGTCTTTCAGTGTCACTTCTGCTTTTTTTCGTGTATCTTCAAGCTGGTTAACTGTTCTTCTTTGCAGTGCTTCTTCATAGTCCATATTAATTTTCCTCCTTTACTGGATGCAAATGTACGCCTTTTTTTGAATAACGTATAGCAAACCTTTTAGTATCTACGAACTTTCTACGTCCAGAATTCCAAACTACACCAATACAACATTCTGCATCAACATATTCAACGGGGTACAATTGTTTAGTGTCATTGAAGTGTATTATACCAGTTCCTGAATATTTATCCATCAGGCTTTGTATATCCGTTTTTTCATAGAATGCACTTGTCGGGGTGTCCTCATTAGCTCTGTCCGCCTGAATTCTTTTCTCCCATTCTTTAGAGCCATAAATATGCTGTTTTTGTTTATCTTTTTTTATTTTAAGATTAATCTCGCCGTTATTAAGTTTTTCCAGAAAAACATCAACCTTGCCTTTTATTATAATACTCTTTTCTTCTTTGGAAGTCAAGATATTTTTTGTTGCGTAATTTTGTTCTCTGAAATAGTCTCGCTGTTGTCCCGTCTGTCGTATAAATTCTCTCATCTTAGCTTGTTTGTCTTTCACAACAGAAGTTGAATGTGCTAAGGCTGTCTGCATAACTTCCTTCAGTTCGCCATTACTTTCTTCAATTGCTGTCCTATAGGCAGTCTGTTCACGCTTTGCAGTTCTGATTTCTCTTTCATACCGCCTTTGAATTTGTGAAATTTCATATTCAGTATATTTTTGCCCATTATACTCAATATTTTTTTCATTAAGTCGGTCAAGTTGTTTTTTGGAATACATAGGGGTGTCGCCTTCTATGAATGGATACCAGTCATGTCGGCAGTTCCACCCTCCAAAGCCTTCGCCCGTTCCATAGCCGATATCACGCAAAGACAGATAGCCTTTCCGCCCACTCAGGCTCACTACTTTACCTTGCCATTTTGCATGGCTTGGTCTTGCTCCTGAATGTGCATTTATCTCCATTAAGTCCCAATTATTTTCTTTTGCGTTCGTTATGGCTACTTGTTTTGTTGTCTGCCCCACACCGGTTAGAACTGCTCGCCTTATAGCTATATCAATTCTGTCAGTGTGTCTTGATGGGTAAAGTACCGTTGTGCCATGCTGTGCGGTTTCCTGAATGGCTTGCTTAATGGCTTCTTGGTATGAGAATGCTCCGCTTGAGACCTTCATGTAAGCGGAGTTGCAAGCGTTTATGTAGGCTGTCTGTGAAGTGTTGGCAGTGGTTAAAGTGAGATTTTTCATATTGCCTAAAGTTTTTTTGTAGCCGGCTTCGAGAACTTGGAGCATTGCAGGCGACTGCCTTATATCAATTGGAGCTTTTCCAGCTTTTTTGTATGACTCATTGTCGATTTCTACAGTTTCGATTCCTGCATCTTCAAACAAGGCTTTTACATGAGCTTCTGTTGAGTCTGTCATATCTGCAATGATTTGCAGGATATCTTCATAAAGCAACCCAGCCTCCTGTAGCTTTTTTATTTGCCACTCTGCACTCCCCGTGATTTGTCCCGTTTTCATTATGCGTCTTACAATGTCTGAAACAATAGCGTCTTCAAGCTTAGAATAAAGACTAATGATGTCGTCTGTGCAGTTCTCATAGTAGTCAGGAGATAAGCCCATCATACACCTCCGAAAAGTTCTGTTGTTTCAGGGATGTATGTCTTTGCTTCTTCCTCAGAGCATCCAAAATACCAAGAAACAAACTTTTCTTTGCTGAGAAGACCTGCCGAAACCATCTGTAAGCGACGCTGAAATTCTTTTTCGCTGTCTTCGAGAACGCTATCGCCGAAGGTGCAGGTCATTTCTGCATCTCCGGTCATCAGCCCATAGTACCTGCCATAGTAGCTATATATGTAAGCTAAGTGCTCAAGTGTTGTTTTTAAGTTTTTTTGAATCGAAGCAACTTGTGTATACGACCTTTGCTTAGAGGTTTTTATTTCTTCCGCTGTTTTTTCGACATTTGAAACGTCTGAAATAGTCCCATAAGCCAGCCCACAATTGAACTCTATTCTTTGCAAAATTTTATTCAGACCATTAAACATACTTGCATCACGGATTGCAGGCGAAAACATATCTATCATTGCAGAACCGTCGATTCTCGGCTCATAAAGCCTGAATAGGCGTTCTCTGCCTTTTGGAAACTTAATTATGTCATTTTCTTTGACAAAGAGGTCTTCAGAAGCATCTATCGCTCGTTCAGAGCTTTCATATTCCCACAATATACGCTCCCATTGCTCATCAGCCTGTCTTATCAAACTTACAGATTTTGAGTACACAGAAATTCCAAGTGGGGAATTGAGGTCAACGTTATTTAAAAAAGGCATTTTAAGGTATGCAAAAAGGGGCTTTTCAACATTTTCAAGAATTTTTTCCTCCTTGAGTTCAGCCCAGTCAGGTACATCTGTAAGCCGACACCGAGTTCCCAAATCGTCTATGGACTGTGAGCGATAGCATTGGTTTTTAATCAGGTATTTTTGATTTTTGGTATCGTATTCATGATACTCAAGCCTTGTAAAACAATCACGCCCTTTGTTGATTTGCTGAGGGCAAATCACAGATGTAAACCCATTATGATTATATGAAACAGGGAAAAACGACATGGGGTAAACTGTTTCCGTAAGTATTTCATCACCGAGAACATACGGCTTCAGCAAAACACCTCCTAAAGCGGCTGCAATTTCCACAGTATCGCCTATAGTGGCTATCAGCTTTTTAAACTGTTCATGACAATGGCTGTTGTTTATTTTTATATCAGCTTCACACATTGTCAGTCGTGATATTTCGGCACTGATAGCAGCCGGCAAGCCGATGCTTTCAATTCGTTTGTCATTCCAGTCTGAATTTCCGGTATACATATCAAGCCACCCTTGAATTTTCACAGACATATATGGGCTTTCTATAACGTTGATATTTAAGGCATTGGCAACTTGTCTGGCACTAATCATATTTTATCACCGCCTTTCTGATACAAATTTCTAAGCAGCTTGGCGGGAAGTATGGTATTAACAAAATACCTCATATCATCACAAGCGTGGTCATTTTCTTTTATGACCTTATCTTTTCCCGATTTTTCATCCCATCTGTATAGCCCAAGTTCTCTAATTAAATCTTCGCAATTTTCACATATGAAAATTCTGTCATTCTGCATGAGAGTTGCTGTACGCTCTACCCCCTGTATAACGTCATTTCTGGCATGGACGACATTAAATTTTCCGTGTCTGATAATGCATTCTATAAAGCTTGATGCAGAAGGGTCAACGATTATTCGGTCAATTTTATATCCTTCTGCAAGCCTTTCAAGTGCCTTGTAGTGCTCCTCGTCTGTTCTTCGTGCTTTGCTGTGTCCGTCCCAGTAGTACTCTTTCAGTCTGACTGCACGGCTTTTTTCCAGCACCCACAAACCTGCACTGAACGGGTTTACTGTGCCATAGTCACATGATATATAGTACCGTGCATCAGATGGCGGAGTATATGTATGCAGAGTATGTTTGGCTTTATCGAACATGGGATATACCAAGCCTTCTGCAAGCACCCACAGCCCTTTTATGTACCTGTCATAGAAAACGCCTGAAAAAGAACGCTCGTATCTTTTTTTGACTTCATCACTAAGTGAAAAGTTATCTTCCATCGTAAAGTGAAGATGTAAAGCGTTTTTTTCATCGTTTTTTAGTATCCATTCCTTATAAAACCAGTGTTCACTACTTTCTGGATTGCAGTTAAACCAAAACCTCGAACCACTGACAGAGCAACGTGCTAAAGCTTGGTCTACAAACGACTTAGGCATAAGGGCAACCTCATCAAAAAGAACGCCTGCCAGAGTTATGCCCTGTATAAGCTGATAGCTACTTTCGTCCTTACCACCGAACATATAGTATCTGTTTGTGTGTGTAGCAACAGTTATGTCCATGTAGTTTTTGCTGAGATTTATTTTGAATTTCACTATACCTCCGAGCCACTTTTGAAGTGGAGTTATAACATTTCTCTTCAAAGAATCTATTGTCTTGCCACAGAAAGCAAAATTTTCACCATCGAAGACCCTGCCACTCCAAAGAACGAACCCTATTGTCATGGACATGGTTTTTCCGCTACGCACAGAGCCGTCACAAACAATGGCGTCATAGTCTTTGGTGTCCTTTTGTCCCCACCAGAGCATAGACTTTAACTGCTTTGGACTTAATTTTGTAAATATCACTTATTAAGTCCCTCCTCGATAACTTTGAAGAGATTTGAAATCTCTGAATTTTCAGTTTCTGCAGAACTCCCATTAACTGTATTGGCAACAATCTTTGAGATTTCCGTTTCCGCATCAATCAGAGCTGAGTTTTCTTTGATAAACTGATACAACTCAAGATGCCTTCTTTTAAATTCTTCTGACAACTTCTTACGCTGTTTCTTATCAGCCGTATTCAAAAAATCGACTACAAAGGCTTTAAGGTCTTTGTAGTCTGCATTCTTTACGGCATTTCGGCTATTCTCGAAATCGTCAAGCCCGGCTATCAGTTTTTTTACATTTTTATCTTTTAGAACTCCCCAAACATA